TCCTCGTTTTCGTCGACTCTCTCCCGAATGCCACAAACTCCGCCAGCCACCGACGCCAAGCGCCGCCAGGACATCGAGCGGTCCCGCGAGCGGACACGTCTTGGCAGCGACATCGGCGAGGTGCCCGGCGTCGTCGATCCAGCGCGCCGCGCCGCCTGCCGGCTCGACCTCGAGCGTTTTTTGATCACGTACTTCCCGATGTCGACGGGCCTGACTCCGTTCAGCCCAGACCACCGACGCGTCATCGAGCGGATTCAAGGTTGCATCATCGGCGGCGGCCGGTTCGTCAACGCGGTCTACCGCGGCTTCGCCAAGTCAACGATTAGCGAGAACGCGATCATCTGGGCGACGCTGTATGGGCACCGTCGGTTCTGCGCGATCTTTGCCGGCGAAGGCGGACTGGCAGCCAAGGCCATCGCCAGCGTCAAGCTCGAACTGGCCGAGAACGACCTACTGCACGACGACTTCCCGGAGGTGTGTCACGCGATCCGCGCGCTCGAGGGCAAGGTGCAGCGGTGCAACTCCCAGACGCACCAGGGCGAGCAGACGCACATCCGCTGGCAGGCGGACTCGATCGTCATGCCGACGATCCCTGGCTCGGTGGCGTCCGGCTCGATCGTGATGTCCCGCGGCCTGACCGGCTCGATCCTCGGCCTGCGTCACAAGAGCCCCGACGGCTCGCAGCTGCGTCCCGACTTCGTCATCGTCGACGACCCGCAGACCCGCGAGAGCGCCGCCAGCCCGATGCAGTGCAGCAAGCGGCTGGAGATCCTGTCGAAATCGGTGATGAAGTTGGCCGGCCACAGGTCGAGCATCGCGTGCGTGGTCAACGCCACGGTCATCCAGCACGACGACATGGTCGACCAGCTGCTCGACACGAAGAGGTACCCAGCGTGGCAGGGCGAGCGGATCGCCATGGTCAAGCAGTGGGCGGACCGCCACGAGGACGACTGGCTCGGCCGGTACCGCGAGCTGCGGGTGACGTTCGACAAGGACACGCCAGGGGACCAGGCCCGCGCGTGGGCCGAGGCCGACGCGTACTACCGCGACCACCGCGAGGCGATGGACGCCGGCTGCCAGGTGTCGTGGGAGAGCTGCTACGACCCGGAGCGGGAGCAGTCCGCAATCCAGCACGCCTACAACGCGTTCATCGACGACGGCCCGGACGTGTTCGCGTCGGAGTACCAAAACCAGCCGCTGCGTCAGGAGGCGCAGACCAACGCGATCACCAGCGAGGACGTGCGGAGCAACGTCGTCGAGGTGGCCAGGTGGGTGGTGCCCGGGCAGCTCGACACGCTGACGGCATTCATCGACGTGCAGGAAAAGGCGCTCTACTGGGCGGTGGCGGCGTGGGGTCACCAGTTCCGTGGCCACCTCGTGGCCTACGGCACGTGGCCGGAGCAGAACCGCGCGTATTTCACACTCCGTGACATCCGCCGCACCATGCAGACGGTGACGAAGCTCTCGTCGCTCGAGGCCGCCACCAACCAGGCGTTGGCGGAGGTGGCCGCCATGCTCTTGGACCGCGAGTTCGCACGCGAGACGGACGACGCGGTGCTGCGGATCTCGCAGGTCATGGTCGACGCCAATTGGGCGCAGACGCAGGGCGTGGTGCGTGACTTCGCCAGGCGGTCAACCTACGGTCCACGCGTGCTGCCAAGCCACGGCCGGTTTGTCGGTGCGTCCGGCTCGACCTTGTCGGACAAGCGGCCTGACCGCGGCGAGCGCGTCGGCAGCAACTGGCGGACGTCGACGATCCAAAAGCAGCGACACGTGCTCTACGACACCAACGCCTGGAAGACACTGATTGCGGCGCGGCTGAAGCTGCCGGCCGCCGACCCGCAGGCGTTCACAATTCACGCCGGCGACCACGCCATGCTGCTCGAGCACTTGGCCGCCGAGTACCCAGTGCGCACTGAGGCACGCGGCCGTGTCGTTGACGAGTGGCGGACGCTGCCAGGCCGTGACAACCACTGGCTCGACTGCGTGGTGGGTGCGGCCGTGGCGGCCAGCTACGCCGGCGTGACGGCGGTGGGCGTGAACACGCCGAGAAACCATCGCCGCAAGGTCACCATCCCGACGGCACCAGTCCGCAAGATCGAGCTGCGGAGGATGGGTGCATGACCGACATCGTGACCCGCCTGCGCCGGTGGACGCACGACGTGAACGCCGCACCGGCGAGCGACCTGATGGACCAGGCGGCAAACGAGATCGAGCGGCTGCGGCTCACCGACGCGGAGCGCGAGGCGCTGTCGTCGGTGCTGGCTCGTCTGTGCTGCGAGATGACCGACGACGAGCGGCGGTTGATGTTCAGAATATGCCGCACACAAGGCGATCCGCGAAACGGTTCACAAGAAGGCAGCGAAACGGTTCAGTGAGATCGCCATCGAACAGCGACCCCGGCGGGCAGGCACCGGCCCGATAATCCGGCACGCCGAACCCGCCGTGGTCGTTTTTGGTGAAACTACGTAACACGCAGCAGCACCATGTCCGCTCCGCTCATCCTCGGCGTCGGCGTCGTCTACCTCGCGGTGGCCTGCGACCAGTGGTCGAAGGGCAGCACCGGCATGGCCATCGCGTGGGCCGGCTACGCGCTGGCCAACATCGGCCTGGCTATGGCTGCCAAGTAGGCCACACCCCCTGCGGTCTGCGCTCGCGCGCGCTCTATCGTCGCCACTATGAGCGACGCCATCGAGCAGGCCATCGAAGACACCGCCACCGGCCCCAAGCGCGTCCGCACGGACGCCGGCGAGGTAGAGGCGCAGTCCATCCAGGACCAGATCGCCGCGGACAAGTACCTGACAGGCAAGGCGGCCGCATCGACCTCGAGGCGTGGCCTGCGGTTTAACCAGCTCACACCATCGCCGTACTCCTGATGGCATTCCTCGACTTCTTCCGTGCCAAGGCCAAGCCGCGCCCCGTCGCGGCTCCGGTCGTGCGCGGGCGGTACGAGGCGTCGCAGCTGGGCGACGACTACAAGCACTGGCAGGTCGCGGACGCATTCTCTGCCGACGCGCAGCTTTCGCCGGTCGTGCGTCGCACGATCCGCAACCGCGCGAGGTATGAGCGCAACAACAACTCGTACCTGGCCGGCATCTCGGCCACGCTCGCAAGCGACCTGGTCGGCACCGGCCCGCGGCTGCAGCTCGACGTCCAGGACGACGCCGCGCGTGTCGTCGAGCGGGCGTTCTACGACTGGGGCACGACGATCGACCTGCCGGCGAAGCTCAGGACGATGCGCGAGGCGCTCGTCGTCGACGGCGAGGCGTTCGCACTGATGGTCAACAACGCCCGCCTGCCGGGCGTGCAGTTGGACCTGCGGCTCGTCGAGGCCGAGATGGTCGCAACCCCGACCGAGCTGATGCGGCAGACGATCACGCCCGAGGGCAACACGGTCGACGGTCTGGAGTTTGACGCCACCGGCAACGTGGTTGCCTACCAGGTGCTCAACTTCCACCCGGGCAGCAACTACCGCGTAAACAACCTGCAGTTCCAGCGCGTGCCGGCAGCAGCGGTCATCCACTGGTTCCGCCGGCAGCGTCCCGGCCAGAACCGCGGCATGCCCGAGGTGGCACCCGCGCTCCGGCTCTTCGGCCAGCTGCGTCGGTACACCGAGGCCGTGATTGCGGCCGCTGAGACGGCCGCGGATTTCGCGGCGTTCATTCATTCGAACAGTCCGGCCGCCGAGGTGGACGAGGTCGACGCGTTCGCCGAGATGGAGATCCGCAAGCGCAGCCTCGTGACCCTGCCGGAAGGCTGGGACATCTCGCAGCTCAAGGCCGAGCAGCCGACGAGCACCTACAAGGACTTCAAGCGCGAGATCCTCAACGAGATCGCCCGCTGCATGCAGCTGCCGTACAACGTCGCCGCGCTCGACAGCTCGTCCTACAACTACGCCAGTGGCCGCATGGACCACCAGGTCTACGGCCTGATGCAGCGCGTCGACCGCGACCAGCTCGAGCGGGTCTGCCTCGACCGCGTGCTGGCCGCGTGGGTCAACGAGGCCAGCCTGGCCGGCGTCATCCCGGACGGCCTTCCGCCGTTCTCGGAGTGGAACTGGGCTTGGGTCTGGGACGGCCGCGAGCACGTCGACCCCGGCAAGGAGGCGTCGGCTGCCGAGGTGCGGTTGCGTACGCACACGACGACGCTCGCGAGCGAGTACGCCCGCCAGGGCAAGCGGTGGGACGTCGAGCTGCGGCAGCGTGCGGCCGAGCTGGAGCTGATGCGTGAGCTGGGGCTGCCGATCGACCTGGGTGGTGCGGCGCAGCCCATGCAGGAGGGCAATCCACAGGAGGCGTGACGTGGACGACTTCGACCACGACGAAGACCTCGAGGAGCTGATCGACTTCCTATGAACACTCTGAAACTCGACACCAGCGTGACGTTTCTCCAGGCCGCCGATGGCGAGGCTGCGGCCTCCCCGCGTCGGTTCACGATCGAGGCCTACACCGGCGCTCCGATCCGTCAGGGCTGGAGCCGCGAGCCGGTCGTGATCGACCTGGCCGGCATGCAAACCAAGCAGCGTATCCCGATCGTTCTCGGTCACGACTACGGGCTCGGGTCGATCCTCGGGCAGACGGACAGCGTCCGCGTCGAGGGATCCAAGCTGATCGTCGAGGGCGAGATCATGGCCGACACCGACACGGCCCGCCAGGTGCTCGCCCTGGCCGAGCGAGGCTACGCCTGGCAGGCCAGTGTCGGCGCCGACGTCCGCCGCCACCAGAAGGTCGACGCCGACGCCGTCGCCGCCGCAAACGGGCAGACCCACATGGGGCCTGTCCGCATCGTAAGGGCCTCCGCTCTCCGCGAGGTCTCGTTTGTCACCTTGGGCGCTGACGCGGAGACCAGCGTCGCCATCGCGGCCGAAGAGGCCGTCGAGGAGGAAACCATGGCGGCTGACGCCACCACCAAGCCCACGGACGAGGTCGTGTCGACCCCGGCCGTGGCGGCCACGGCGGAGGTCGCCGTGGAGTCCGATCCTGCACCGGCTGTCGACCTGGCCAAGCTCATCGCCACCGTCGACGTCCTCAACAAGAAGGTCACCGACATGGAGAACCTCAAGGCGGCCCGCGACGAGCGGCCGGCGGCCCCGGCCGTGCACATCGTCGAGCACGCCCCGCCTTCGGCGGACGTCATCCAGGCCTCGTTCGCCATGCAGGGTGGCCTGCCGGGCGTCGAGCAGAAGTACGACGCCAAGGTGCTCGAGGCGGCGCACAAGGCCCGCGGGCAGATCACGCTCGGCGAGGTGATCCTGCAGGCGGCCGTGGCCAACGGCTACGACGGCCCGCAGAAGATCACCAGCTCGACGCTGCGTCCGGTGCTGCAGGCGGCCTGGTCGACGCACTCGATCAGCGGCATCCTGTCGGCGACGGTCAACAAGTTCCTCCTGGCCGGCTTCGACAGCGTCGAGTCGGCGTGGCGGAGCATCTCGGCGGTGCGTGCGGTCAACGACTTCAAGACGTTGACGTCGTACCGGCTCAACGGCGGCATGAAGTTCGAGGCCGTGGCGAACGGCGGCGAGCTGAAGCACGCGGCGACGAGCGACGAGTCGCGGACGATCTCGGCGAGCACCTACGGCATCATGACGTCGGTCACCCGCACCGACCTCATCAACGATGACCTGGGTGCGCTCACCGCGGTGCCGCAGCGGATCGGTCGTGGTGGTGCGCTCAAGCTCAACGACGTGTTCTGGACGGCGTTCCTCGACGACGCGTCGTTCTTCACGACCGCCCGCAAGAACCTCATGACGTCCGGCACCACGCCGGCGTCGGCGGCGCTGTCGGTGTCGAGCCTCAAGAACGTGGTGACCACTTTCAGGAAGTTGAAGGACCCCGACGGCAACCCGCTGGCGGTGACGCCGCGGATCCTGCTCGTGCCGGTCGACCTCGAGGTCGCCGCGCTGGAGATCATGGGCTCCGCCCTGATCCAGAGCGGTGCCACCACGGGTCAGCCGGAGCGGAACGTGCTGGCCGGTCGCTACGAGGTGGTGGCTTCCACCTACCTCACCAACGTGACCGACCACTACCTCCTCGCCTCGCCGGCCGACCTGCCGGTGATGGAGGTGGCGTTCCTCAACGGCGTGCAGAGCCCGGTGGTGGAGACGGCAGAGGCCGACTTCAACGTGCTCGGGGTCCAGATGCGTGGCTACTACGACTTCGGCGTGTCGAAGGCGGAGTACCTCGCGGGCGTCAAGGTCGACGTCTGAGCCGTGTCGTGATCATTCGCCGGCGGGCGGGCAGCGTGTCCGCCCGCCGGCACCCACACCCATCAGCAGCAGAGGACCAGTTCCATGGCAGATACGGTTCAGAATGGCTACTACCTCGACCACACGGCCAGCGGCGCGATCGCCGCCGGCGACGTGGTCGTGATCGGCTCGCTCGTCGGTGTCGCGCCGCGCCCCATCGCCAACGGTGCGGTCGGTGTCGTCGCCGTCGAGGGCGTCTACAGCGTGCCGAAGCACTCCTCGGGTGCGAACAGCGAGACCATCGCGGCCGGTGCGCAGGTCAAGTGGTACGCCACCAGCGGCGTCGCCACGACCGTCACCGGCGTGAACATGGGCTACGCCGTCGCGCAGGCCGTGACGGGTGCGTCCACGGTGAGCGTCAAGCTCGAGCGCTGATCCGACGCGAGTCCGAGACCTGCCGCAACCCGCCGCCGGCGCGTATCCACGACGCGCCGCGGCGGCGTTGTGGCGCCGTGGAGTGACCGATGTCCGACATGCTCGCCGTAGGTGCGTCCTGGCTGGCTGACCGGCTGGCGACCTCGGCCGGGCGGACGGTGCGGTACGTGCGCGGTGCGACGACTGTGAACCTCACGGCGACGGTCGGCAGCTCCGTCTTTGAGGCTGCCGACCAGAACGGCGTCGTCGAGCGGTGGGAGTCTCGGGACTTCGTGATCAAGACGGCCAGTTTTCCGCTGGGCGTGCCGCAGCGGCACGACCGCGTGGTCGACACGCAGAGCGGCTCCGACGTGACGTACGAGGTGGCGGCACCTCGAGGTATCCCGGTCTGGCGGTACGGCGACGGGTTCCGAGCCACGATGCGCGTCCACACGAAGGCCGTCGCGGACGACACGGCCACCTCCCCTGCCCTGCTATTGCGGTGGTGGGGCGCGAGCACGGCCGCGGCGATCACGGACGGCCAGATTGCGTCGCAGCTGACGAGCGACATGGCCGACGGCCGCAGCCAGACGCGCACGATCGTGGCGACGGCCGCCTACCTGCACTTTGTGCTCCCGGCGTCGTTCGGCTCGCCCACGTTTACGGTCGGCGGCTTGGTCAACTCTGCCTGGGAGACGACGACCAGGTCGATCACGTTTACGGCGCAGGCCGCACGTAGCTACACGATCTACCGCAGCACGTACCCGATCACCGGCACCGTCGTCGTGGTGGTGAGCTGATGGCCAACATTAAGGGCACGAACGTCGCCGCGCCGGTCGTGCCGTTCGACACGACCGACGTGCACCCGAGCCACGAGGCGCTCTACGGCAAGGGCGGCTACCGCACGGTCGCCAGCAATGCGGACAGGGACGCGATCCCGTCCGCACGACGCGAGGCCGGCATGCTCGTGCACGTCACGGCCACGGGCCTGCTGTGGCAGCTGGGCAGCGACCTGACGACGTGGACGGAGTTCTCGACCTCAGGTGCGACCGGGCCAACCGGCCCGCAAGGATCGACGGGCGGCGTCGGTGCCACGGGCGTTGCCGGTGCGACCGGGCCAACTGGCGCCCAGGGCGAATCGATCACCGGACCGCAGGGCGTCCAAGGCGCGACAGGCCCGACCGGAAGCGTGGGTGCCACAGGCTCGGTCGGCTCCACGGGCGCCGTCGGATCGACAGGACCGACAGGACCGCAAGGCGACATCGGAGGCACAGGTGCAACAGGCCCGACCGGTGCACAGGGCAGCTCGGGCGCGCAGGGCGCCACGGGAGCGACGGGGCCGACCGGCTCGTCTGGAGCCGTCGGCGACACCGGCGCTACCGGCCCGACAGGTGCCACAGGCGCCCAAGGCGAGCAAGGCCTGATCGGATTGACTGGGCCGACCGGTAGCCAAGGCGACGTCGGCGCGACGGGACCGCAAGGCATCCAAGGCGTTACCGGGCCAACCGGGTCGCAGGGTGTGCAGGGTGTCACCGGGCCAACAGGCGAGACAGGCGCGACAGGCCAGACCGGAGCGCAAGGCGTCGCCGGCGACACGGGCGCACAAGGCTCGACAGGGCCGACGGGGCCAACCGGCGCCCAAGGCGTGGTCGGCGACGTTGGCCAGACAGGCCCGACGGGAGCCGTCGGTGACGTTGGCAGCACCGGACCGACTGGCGCGCAAGGCCAGCAAGGCGTCACTGGCCCGACCGGACCAACCGGTGCCGTTGGCGCGCAGGGCGACGTTGGGTCGACAGGCGCAACAGGCCCGACGGGTGCCCAAGGTCTTATCGGCGAGACCGGCCCAACGGGTGCCCAAGGTGAGCAAGGCGTCACCGGACCAACCGGTGCCAGCGGCACCCAAGGTGTGACAGGCCCAACCGGGTCGCAAGGTGAGCAAGGCGTGACAGGCCCAACTGGTGCCACTGGCGCGCAGGGCGACATCGGCAACACAGGGCCAACAGGGCCAACGGGATCAGAGGGTGACGTGGGCGCAACCGGCGCGACCGGGCCGACAGGCGCTGTCGGTGGCCAGGGCGTGACTGGGCCGACGGGTGCGACCGGCGCCCAGGGTGACGAGGGCGTGACCGGCCCGACAGGCGCCACTGGTGATCAAGGCGTGACAGGGCCAACAGGTGCCGTTGGTAGCCAAGGTGAGGTCGGTGCCACTGGCCCGACCGGCTCGCAGGGTGAGCAAGGTGTCACCGGGCCAACTGGCAGCACAGGGCCGCAGGGATCCGTTGGCGCGACAGGCGCCACCGGCCCGACCGGTGCCCAAGGTGACCAAGGCGTCACTGGGCCAACGGGCGCTGTCGGTGCACAAGGCGAAGTCGGGTCGACCGGGCCTACTGGGCCGACAGGCAGCACCGGGCCGCAAGGCATCGTCGGTGACACGGGATCCGTCGGTGCCACCGGCGCGACAGGACCGACAGGAGCTGTCGGATCGCAAGGCGTGCAAGGCGACGTGGGTGCGACTGGGCCAACAGGCGCGACGGGTGCCCAAGGCGACGTCGGATCGACCGGCGCAACAGGGCCAACCGGAGCGCAGGGCGCGACTGGCGACACGGGATCCGTGGGCGCGACCGGCGCCACAGGCCCGACCGGCTCCACCGGCAGTCAAGGCTCCCAAGGCGTGACAGGGCCAACCGGCGCAACCGGCCCGACAGGCGTGGCCGGCGTCGGGTTTAGCGACGGCGACAAGGGCGACATCACGATCTCGAGCACCGGCACGGTGCTGACGATCGACAACGACGCCGTCACCTACGCCAAAATCCAAAACGTCTCCGCCACCGACCGCCTGCTCGGTCGCTCGTCTGCTGGTGCTGGCGACGTGGAGGAGATCACCTGCACGTCGTTTGGGCGCAGTCTGATTGACGACGCCAACGCGGAGGCGGCGCGTACCACGCTCTCGGTGCAGCCGACGGCTGGCCCCTCGTTCACTGCTGGCATCACTGTGACGCAGGCGATGGCCTCACCTACGGTAGTTCTGCGAAATACAGCCGCCGACGCAACAGACAAGGCGGCGCAGGTCGTCGGGGCACATTACACGGCGACCGAAGAGACCGTCCAAGGCATCGGCATCTACAGCACCGCGACGGAAAACCTAGTTGCGATCGGCGGCGGGTCGGCGCTCAGCAATGCGGCGAGTGAGGTAAGACTCTATACCGCAGCAAATGCCACTACTACCACCGGCACCATTCGCCTCACCATCTCCTCCACCGGCACCGCCACGTTCGCGGGGCAGATCGTCGGGCAGTCGGGGGCGGCGATTACAGGCAACGCCACCATCACGGCATCCAGCGGCATACCCCTCACGTTGAACGGCAACAGCACTGCACTACGGATCGAAGAGGGTGCGGGCGAGACAATCGACATATACCGAAACGTCTCTGATGGTTTGTGCTACTTCGACGCGAATCAGCAGACGTTCAGCGGGTTTGTGTTTCGCACCACGCCGACAGGTGGCAGCGTCACCACCCGCCTCACCATCTCCTCCACCGGCACCGCCACGTTCGCGGGGCAGATACTCGCGGACGACATCGACACGGCAAACAGCGTCGCCTATGGGTTCGATGGTGACCCCGACACAGGCATTGGCCGCAGAGGCGCGAACATTCTGACGTTCGTCACCAACGGCACCGAGCGGGTGCGCGTGGATGCGTCGGGGAATGTGGGGATTGGGGGATCGCCTTCCAGTCCGTGCCACATTAGGGCAAATAACGCCGACGACGGCGTGCTGCACGTAGAGCAGGACGGCACCGGGTCGGCGTCTGTGCGATGCGATTACGACGGCACCGGCGCGCGTTCATGGATTTTCGGCACCGCCGGGAGCGGGTATCGCGGCGGCGGATTTGGCGGTGAGTTTTTCCTGTATGACGAAACTGCTACGGCCGAGCGCATTCGCGTCAATAGCACGGGCGAGGTCATCGTCGGCGTCACCGACCAAGGCGCATACAACCTCCAATGCAACGGCACCGGAGTGTGGGGTGCTGGCGCGTATGTCAACGGCTCCGACGAACGAATCAAGAACGACATCGCTCCGCTGTCGTCATGCACCGACGTGATAGAGGCTCTGCGGCCCGTGACATTCCGTTACAAGGAGTCATGGAGCAAGGATCAGAGCATCCAGCCGGGCTTCATTGCACAAGACCTTCAACAGGCATTGGCTGGTCAGCCGTACCTAGACGGCGTTGTCCAGCAGGGCACGGAGTATCTGTCTGTCGCGTACCAGACGCTGATCCCGCTGCTCGTCAAGGCACTGCAAGAGTCCAACGCACGCATCGCCGCACTAGAGGAGAGGATCAATGGCTGACATCCCCACGCTGTACGCCGCCGAACCGCTGTCTTACGCAGCCACGTACGACCGCCTGTGGGTCCGTGAGATCGTTGTGTCAAGCGTGACAGGCGGCGACGCCGAAGCCCGCGTGACCCTCGTCCGATTCAGGACGACCGAGACCGGCGTCGAAGAGGCACCAGCCGAGCCGGTGCGGCTCCATGTGCGCGACCTGCTCGCGGGAGCGGAGGCCGACGCGGACCTCGCGGCGGCGGTGGGGGCGCTCATGGCATACGTGGCGAAGGTGGGCGTTGAGCAGGGCGTGGTCGCTGGGCCGGACGCGTGACCGCACCCCCTCACCTCGAGGCCGCCCACAGGGCAAAGTGATGCCATGCCGTTCTACTCGCTCCCATCCGGTGGCTCGCCCGTCCTGGCCGGCGTGACTGCGCCTACGGGTGGAGTCGGCAACAACGGCGATTTGTTCATTGACACGGTCGGCCGAAAGCTCTACGGGCCGAAGGAGTCGGGCAGCTGGCCCAGCGGTCCGATCGATCTGGCGATCACCGGACCGACAGGCCCGACCGGTGCTGTCGGTGCGACAGGTGCTGCGTCCACAGTCACCGGACCCACTGGCTCGGTCGGCAGCACAGGACCGACCGGAGCCTCTGGCGTCACAGGGCCGACCGGTTCGTCTGGATCAGTGGGAGTGACAGGGTCCACAGGCCCGACCGGTGCTGCGTCGAATGTGACCGGACCAACTGGGCCGACCGGTGTTGGAGGCGCCACAGGCCCGTCTGGTGGACCGACTGGCGACGTTGGCCCGACTGGTGCAACAGGGTCCACAGGAGTCACAGGGCCTACCGGCGGCTCAGGCGCTACTGGGCCAACCGGAGCTGGAGGTCCGACAGGGCCTTCTGGTGGTCCAACCGGTGCTACCGGCCCAACAGGCGCACAAGCTGCATCCGCGATTGGACTCATCCTCGCACTGTCATAGGTGATTCATGGCTGCCCCCAACATCGTCGGACCCACGACCATCACTGCGAAGACCGCGTACTTGTCCGCGGTCACGGGCGCCACGGGCACGGTGCTGCTCAACAACGCCGCCAGCTCGGGCAAGGCGCTGCAGGTGCAGTCGCTCTACGTGGCCAACGTCGACGGGTCTCTTAACTGTGATGTGACGGTGAAGCTGCACAGCCAAGATGACGGCGGCGGCACCGGTCACGCTATCTGCTCGACAGTAACTGTCCCGGCCGACGCCACGCTCGTCGTCGTCAGCAAGGACACCACGATATGGCTGGAGGAGGATCGTTCAATCGTCGTCACGCCGAGCGCGTCGAACGACCTCGAGTTCGTGTGCAGCTATCTGGAGATTTCTTGACGCTATGGGGCGCATACCAGGCGGGTACATCGGGATCGGTCCGCCAGCCCCCAGCACGTCGAGTGCTGTTGGTGTTTGGCCGCTGCACTTGCACTACTGGTACAAGCGCAACTCGATGTGGCCGCCGTCTAATGCAACCGATCAAGACTTCAGTAGCGTGTCGCTGCTCTTGCACATGGACGGCTCCAACGCGAGCACGACGTTTACAGACTCGTCATCAAATGCGTTCTCAGCGACGGCCAACGGCAACGCACAGATCAGTACGACCCAAAGCAAGTTTGGCGGCGCCAGCGGCAAGTTTGACGGCAGCGGCGACTACGTGCAGATCACGTCGGCCAACGCGCTCGAACTAGGGTCAGGCGATTTCACGATCGAGCTGTGGTACTACCACGACGGTGGCAATCAACAATTCGCCGGACTGGTCGGCAAGGGTCCTGTAGGAAGCACCCCATCGGACGCGTGGACGCTGGAATTTGGTGGGAGTGGGATCATTTTCGTGCCTTGGGCTGCAAACACCGAAACGGTCACAACGACTGAGCCCACCCAGAACGCATGGCACCACGTCGCCGTCACACGCAGCGGATCGACACTGCGGCTTTTCATTGACGGCGTGCAGTCTGCTTCCAACACCGTGTCATTCACGGTGAGCACCAACAACAGCGGGCCGCTCGTGATCGGTGGCGGTGCGTTCGCTCCGTCGACACGATCGTTTTCTGGGTACATCGACGACCTCCGCATCACCAAAGGTGTCGCTCGGTACACGGCAGGGTTCACGCCACCCACGGCAGCGTTCCCCGACTCATGATCCTCGTCACCGGCGGAGCCGGTTTCATCGGCAGCCACGTCGTCGACCAGCTGCGCGAGGCGGGCAGGCGAGTCGCAGTTCTCGACGACATGTCGACCGGCAGCCGCGCCAACGTGCCGCCAGGCGTTCCTGTGCACGTCGTCGACGTGCGGGACGCCGGCAACGTCGAGCGAGTCGTCCGGGAGGTGCGACCGACGGCCATCTGTCACCAGGCTGCGCAGATCAGCGTGAGTCGGTCGGTGCGAGACGTGGCATTCGACGCCGAGGTCAACGTGGTCGGGCTGATCAATGTCGTGTCGGCCGCCGTGCGGCATGACTGCCGGCGGATTGTGTTCGCCTCGTCCGGCGGCGTCGTCTACGGCAACGTGCGCGAGCCGGCCGTCGAAGAGGCCGTCCGAGACCCGGTCAGCCCGTACGGCTTGGCCAAACTGACGGCGGAGCGGTACCTGGCGTGGCACGCACACTGGTACCACATGCAGGCCGTGGCGCTGCGGTACGCGAACGTCTACGGGCCACGGCAGAACCCGCACGGCGAGGCCGGCGTCGTGGCGATCTTCTGCCGGGCAGCGATGGAGGGTCGGCCGTGCCAGATCCACGGCGTCGGCAGCCAAGTGCGTGACTACGTGCACGTGCGGGACGTGGCGGCAGCCAACGTGCTGGCACTGACTGCAGAGCTGCCCTACGGCAGGCTTTTCCCGGTCAACGTGGGCACCGGCGTGGGCACGAGCGTGGCCCAGCTCGAGCAGCTGGTGCGGGGAGAGGTCGAGGCCGTCACGGGCCGTGGCCTGCCGCCGCCGGTGCACGGCAATCCACGAGCCGGCGACCTTGGAAGCAGCCTGGTCGACGCAGCCTTTGCCGAGCACCTGCTGGGCTGGCGGCCATCCGTCACCCTGGCCGCCGGCATCCGGGAGACGGTGCGGTACGCGGCCGTCCACGCGGCTGCCTGACCCCCTCGGCCGCCAGCCGGCCGCTGGTCACGATGGCGGCATGGTGGAGCACCTGGCCGGGCTTTTGCAGCACGCCTTCTATTGCGACGAGATCGCCGCCGGCCGCCGCGCGGCCGAGCAACTGCTGGCCGTGCCCGGCCTGGCTGTCGAGACCGAGCAGCTCGCCCGCAGCAACCGCGCGTGGTACACGCCGCTCCTGGCCGAGCTGGTGCCAGCGGTTCGGCACGTCAGGATTGCCGTGGAGCCGGTGCACGACGGGTGGTCGACCTTCAACCCGACGATCGCGGTCGTGGCCGGCGACCTGATCGGGATCGTGCGGTCAAGCAACTACCAGATCTTCGACCATCAGTACCGAATGCCCGAGGCAGACGGCGGCGT